CGACGATCGCGACGCGGTCAGTGAAAACCACGAAGCGCCCCTCGCTCCCGTCGGGCTGCACGCGCATCTGCGCGTACATGATCTTGTGGCCGTCGGTGACGAGCGCGAGCGTGCTGAGGAGTCGCGAGTACCAACCAGTGAGGCTCTCGCCACTCTCGTTGGTCGTGCGCCGCTTCACGTCTTCGTCCTCCCTGAGGAGGTCGTCGAGCTCGAGGATGCGGGCGTTGTGACCTTCGTTCTGAGCCATCGCGGCTCCTTCCTGTTCGAGTACTTCGAAGCTACCGGCGATCAGCGACATCGACCGGCGAACGTCCCAGAACCCCCTACGGGGTCTGGATCTCCGGGCAGCTCACCCGTGACGCCAACGAGCACGGGAGCGGGCGCGCTGCGATCCGCGCGCGCCCGCTCCCCCACCGATCTCCGGGGCATACCGGTGCCCTCAGCGACGTCGACCGCGTCACTGCCCCGGACCCAGTACTTGGCGGGTAGTTCACACCTTCCTTCGGAGGTGAAGGACGCCCATGACGCGTCGATTCCGCTAGGCGCACCTGCTACCCGCCAGCCCCTCCCCACGACGACACGAGATGAGGTGTTCGATGCCGCTGCCCTCCGGTGGAACAGAAGCCGCGTGGCCCCCGCCCGCGTACAGCGACATGGTGAAGCACCTGGCGTTCTACGACGCGCTGTACGTCGGCAACGTCGACAGGATGACCGCGACGAGCCAGCAGGGACCGATCACGCATCCGGCGCAGTACAACGGCGGCATCGTCGGTGCCGGCGCTCGCGCGTGGCTCGGCAAGCCGCCCGTGAGTGGCGAGAACCGCGTCCGCCTTCACGTGCCGCTCCCCGCGGACATCTCGACGATGTCCGCGGATCTCCTGTTCTCGGAGCCGCCCCGCATGGTCCTCCCCGAGAGCATCAAGCGCGAAGGTGACGTGATCACGCGGAGCGCGCAGCAGCAGCGCGTTGAGGACATCATCAACTCGCCCGAGTTCCACGCGACCCTGCTCGAGGCGGCCGAAGTGCAGTCGGCGCTCGGCGGTGTGTACCTCCGCCTCATCTGGGATCGGAACCGGCTCCGTTCGGTCCGCGCCGACGTCGTGCACGCCGACTGCGCCATGCCCGAGTTCCGCTTCGGTGAGCTCTCGGCCGTGACGTTCTGGACCGAGCTGTCCTCGCTCGGCGACGACTTCGTGTACCGCCACCTCGAGCGCGTCGAGCCGGGCTTCACCGAGCACGGCCTCTACAAGGGCGGGAAGAACACCCTCGGCGTCCGCGTCCCGATCGAGGAGCACCCGTCGACGTCGTGGCTCGCCGCGCCCGGTGTGTTGAACGAGGAGTCGCAGCTCCTGTCCGGCATCGACCGGATGACGGCCGTCTTCATCCCCAACATGCTCCCCAACAAGGAGTTCCGGAAGCACCCGCTACTACGCTCGGTCGGACGGTCGGACTACGCCGGCGCCGTGCAGATCTTCGACGCGGCCGACGAGACATGGTCGTCGTGGATGCGGGACATCCGCCTCGCGAAGGCGCGCCTCATCGTGCCGCGCGACTACCTCACGAGCAACGGTTTCGGTGGCGGGTCGTCGTTCGACCTCGACCGCGAGGTGTACGAGGGCATCGACGCGCTCACTGGCCCGAACGGCGAGTCCATCGGCATCACCCCGCAGCAGTTCGCCATCCGCGTCGACGAGCACGAGCGCACGCTTCACGACCTTCAGCGCCGCGCGCTCCGAGCGGCCGGTTACTCGTCGTCGTCCATGGGCGACACGGACGCCGGCATGCGAACCGCGACCGAGGTGAAGTCCGACGACCGCCTGTCCGACCGCACGCGCGACAAGAAGACGAACTACTGGCGCCGCATCGATGAGTTCTGCCTCACGTGGCTGCTGCTCGACGCCGAGCTGTACAACCTGCCGAAGCCGGAGAAGGCGCCCGAGGTGCGCTTCCCCGCCGAGTCGCAGGTCGACGTCGAGGAGACCAGCCGCGTCATCCAGATGCTGTCGGCCGCCACGGCGATCTCCACGCAGCAGAAGGTCCGCATGATGCACCCCGAGTGGGACGGCACCACGGTGAACGAGGAGACCGACCGCATCCTGCAGGAGAAGGGCATCTCCACCGACATCGACCCGACGAAGGTCACGGGCGTGCCGGGCAACACCCCGTCGCCCGCTGACGTCGAGCGGATGCGCAAGGCGCTCGAGGAGGACTGATCGTGGTTCTCTACATCCCGGAGCACGGCAACCTGACCGACCTCGTCGAGAGGCTGGGTCGGCAGGTCGCGCAGACGTTCCAGGACGCGGAGACCAGACTCCTCGCGGAGATCGCCCGCCGCGTGTCCCGCGACCTCCCCGCGAACCCGTCACTCGGCGAGCAGCTCGCGGTCGTGCAGCTCCTCGAAGATCGCGCTCGACGCTTCCTCGCCGACATCACCCCGGACCTCGCGACCGAGATCATCGCGATCGCGACGCGCGAGGGCACGTCCGCGGCCGTCGCCCGAATGGCGATCGCGTCGAACCTGCCGCAGATCTCCGGCATCACCGACTCCGCCGCGATGGCCGCCGCGCTCGTCGCCCACGACCTCGGCAACGCGTACGACGACGTCAGGAGCCGCATCCTCCGCTACCCGCGGGACGCGATGGACCAGCTCATCATCGGCGGCGACGTGTTCCAGCAGACGATCGCGGACACCGCCGGGCAACGGCTCCTCGGCATCCAGTCGACATCGGAGACGCGGAAGACAGCGCTGCAGCAGTTCCTCGGCCAGGGTGTGACCGGCTTCACCGATCGCGCCGGCCGACGCTGGCGGATCGGCTCCTACACGGAGATGGCGACCCGCACCGCGGTGGCGCGCGCTCACACGAACGCGAGCGTGGCCCGCATGCAGGCGTCGGGAATCTCGCTCGGCTCCATCGTCGGCGGCCGGAACGCGTGCGACTCATGCGCGCCCTGGTTCGGGAAGATCCTCTCGACCGACGGCCGCACCGGCACCCGCGAGGTGCTGCACGCGTACGAGGACCGCACCTTCACCGTGCGCGTCGACGCGACCATCGAGGAAGCGCGCGAGGCGCACTGGCAACACCCGAACTGCTCGTGCGAGTTCGTCTCATACCTCCCCGGCTTCCCCGTCGCCGTGGGCGCCACGACCTACGACCCCGAGGCGCACGCCGCGCGCGACCGCAGCCGCGAGCTCGAGCGTCGTCTCCGACAACGGAAGCGACTCCTCGACCTCGCCGACGCGAGCGGCGACGACGTCGAGGCCGCACGACAGAAGTCGAAGATCCGCGACCTGCAGGCGAACCTCCGCGAGCACACCGACGAGACCGGCCAGCGACGCCGCTACGACCGCGAGCAGGTCCGGTTCGCTGACGGCCGCCGCTCCTAGACCCCGAGCACCCAGCACGCGCCGCCCCCGGCGTCCGTTTCCCCGGGCTGGGTGCTCGGCCCCATCGTCCCGCGCCGAGGTGGCGTGGGTTCACCCCGATCCGGCCAGGTGCCGGGAAGGAGCATCATGATCACCACTCCCTGCACGTCGCCCGTCTTCGGGCCGCGCACGCCGAACCGGCTCGACCTCATGGGTATCCGGTTCTTCGCGCCCGCCGACGACCCCGGCGCCGGCGACCCGCCCGCGGACCCGCCCGCCGATCCCGCGCCGAAGGCTGACCCGCCCGCCGATCCGTCGGCCGGTGATCCGCCGCCGTGGAGCGCCGAAGAGTACGACCGCGAGAAGGCCTGGAAGAAGATCCAGGCGCAGCGGGCCGACATCGACGCGATCCGCGCGAAGGCGCAGAAGGACATCGACGAAGCCACCACGGCCGCGGAGAAGCGAGCCGCGGAGAAGGCGTACAAGGAGATCGGCAAGACGCTCGGTGTGGTCACCGACGAAGCAGACCAGCCCACCGTCGAGTCCCTCTCCTCCGCGCTGCAGGAGAAGGACTCCAGCCTCACCAGCGCACAGGCGGCCCTCGCCGCCACGCGCGCCGAGAACGCCGTGCTCCGGTTCGCCGGGAAGCACAACGGCGACTCGGACGCGCTCCTCGACTCCCGCGACTTCGAGAAGAAGCTCGCGGGTATCGATTCGACCGCCGACGACTACGCCGCCCAGGTGGAGGCACTCGTCCAGAAGGAGATCGAGTCGAACGCCCGTTACCGGAAGGTCCAGGTGGCCGCCTCCAACAGCGACGGGAACCCCCACACCGGAGACCCCACCCCGGAGTCTCCTTCCTCCATCGACGAACTCCGCAAGGAGCGTCAGAAGCGCCGCGGCGTCTAGCCCGGCAGAAAGGCCACCCACGTGACCAACACCTTCCTCTCCGCGACCGCGATCGCCGAACAGGCGCTCGCGACGCTCTACGAGAGCACCCTCATCGCCCCCCTCGTCTACACGGACTACGGGTCGGAGCTCGCCACCAAGAAGCAGGGCGACACGATCAACATCCGGAAGCCTGCGACGTTCGAGGCGCAGCTCTTCAACCGCGCCAACGGCATCCAGCTCCAGGACGCCACCGAGGGCTCCGTGCCCGTCGTCCTCGACCGGATCGCCGACGTCTCGTTCGGCGTCACCGACGAGGACATGACGCTCAAGATCGACGACTTCGACGACCGGCTCCTCGCGCCGGCGCTCGAGGCCATCGCTCAGCACGTCGACATCGCGGTCCTCAGCCTCCGCGACGGCGTCTCCCAGGTCGCTGGCACGCACCTCGGCGCTGAAGGCGACGACGAGCACGCCCCGCAGACGTGGGACCGCCCGGAGGTCCTCATCGAGGCGAAGCGCATCCTCGACATCAACAAGGTCCCGCAGCGTGAGCGCGTCGCGATCACGGGCCCGACGACCGCGTCGAAGTGGCTCAACACCGAGCTGCTCAAGCGGGCAGACCAGTCGGGCACGACCGAAGCGCTCCGTGAGGCTTCGCTCGGTCGCAACCTCTTCGGGTTCGACACCTACCAGACCGGCAACGTCGGGCAGCCGAAGCCGACCGGCGCCCAGATCGCGGGCGACCCCACGACGGAGGTCGGCCTCGCCTTCCACCGCTCGGCGCTCGCGCTCGCGTCGGCACCTCTCGAGGTCCCGACGGCCGCGAACCAGGGCCAGGTCTCGGTGCAGACGTACAAGGGCCTCTCCGTGCGCGTGTCGTACGGCTGGGACATCCGGTACAAGCAGACCGTCTGCTCGGTGGACTTCCTCTACGGAGTGAAGCTCCTCGACCCGAAGCGCGCCGTGCTCCTCAAGGGCGCCAACAAGGCGGCGTGATCCATGGCCCCCACCTACGAGTCCCTCGAGGACGGTCAGATCATCAAGAGCGCCGAGGTCCGCGAGGATCTCGAAGCTCTCGCTCGGTGGAAGCGACGCGGCGACGACGAGGACGACTCGACGTCGACGGAGATCGTCCCGCCGAGCTCCACCCCGGTCGCCGGTGAGCTGAACACGGAGCCCGTCACGGGCGGCGTGCCTCCGCTCACGTCGACGACCGCGGGCATCGCGAACCCCGCTGACACGCTGTCGCACGAGGAAGCCGCGGAGCGCGCGGCTGCTGCCCTCGCCGACTCCGCGCCCCCGCCCCTCAAGGAGCAGGTCGGCCCGCAGGACGGGCTCAAGACCGGCGACACGGCGGTCGACGGCTCGACCGACGCCGGCACCACCGACGCCGGCACCGACAAGGGCGACGGCGGTCTCGACCGCCCGGGCCTGAACGGCTCCACGGAGGAGTGGCTCGCGTACGTGCGCCAGCCCTCCGTCGGCGTCGAGGTCGCTGACGACGCGACGCGCACCGACATCGTCGACGCGTACATCGCGAAGTTCGCGCCCGCCGGCAACGCCTCCTCGGAGGCATGGGCCGACTACGCGCGCGAGCACGGAGTCGAGTCCGACGGCGATCGCCGCGGCGAGATCCGCGAGGCGGTCATCGCCGCGGGTTGGGCGAAGGCCTGACCCACCCCTGCACGGCCGGGCACCCACGGGTGCCCGGCCGTCCCCACAGTTTCCCTCCGACCGGAAGGCACGAGCATGCTCACCATCACTCTCCCGACGCCGCGCACGGCCATCGTCTCCGGCATCCAGTTCACCGAGGGCGTCGCCACGGTCGAAGCGCTGTCATCGAACCGGCGTGCATTCTTCGAGCACTCGGGCGCGACCATCGACACCCCGGCCGACGAGTCCTCCCCGTCGATGTCGTGGAACCGCGACCGGCTCGCCGAGCACGCGACCGCGCTCGGTCACGAAGTCACGGAGAACGCGACGAAGGCGGAGATCCTGGCGCTCATCGAGGGCCAGCCCGCCGAGGAGTCCTGATCGTGGCGTTCGAGCCGTTTCTCTCGGTCCAGGAGGTGCCGGAGCGACTCAAGGACGAGTTCGACGACTACGCCGACCTCACCGACGTCATCCGCCAGGCGAGCCGCGTCGTGCGTGACGAGCTCAAGACGGCGCGGTTCGCGACCGTCGACGGCGTCGCGGTCGACCAGCTCGTGATCGACGCTCTCCGAGAGGCGACGATCGCGCAGATGTCGTGGTGGTCCGAGACCGGCGACATCTCAGGCGCCGGCGTGCAGCTCGGTGGTGGCGGCATCGGCTCCGTACGTCTCCCTGGCGGCAACGCGACCAACGTCGCGCGCGAGCGCCGCACTGCCCGCACCGCCCCCGAGGTCGCGCAGATCCTTCGCGACTGCGAAGCCATCGAGTGGAACGTCTCGTACTGAGGAGGACGCCGTGCGCATACCCAAGAAGCTGATGCCGCACGGCGGTCTCTTCTCGTTCAAGCCGAAGACGGGCGAGGGCACCTACGGCCCGGTGTTCGGCGACGAGGTCACTCCGAAGCGCTGCTACATCGAGGACAAGCGACGCCTGGTCCGCAGCAGCGACGGAGCCGAGGTCGTCTCGCAGACTCGCGTCTGGGTCGACCCGGAGGTCGTCATCCCCGAGGGCTCCGAGGCCACCGTGTGGAAGGGCACCGCTCGGGAGCGCACGGCGCTCGTCGTCGGCGGCGCATACCGCGAGTTCCCTGGGCTCCCCGCGCACGCCGAAGTCGACATCGAGTAGGCGCCGTGAAGCTCAACATCGCATCCGACACGCACCGGATGTTCTGGTGCCCCGGTTGCGAGAACGCGCATGGAATCAGGGTCGGCCACGACGGATGGACGTGCGACGACGACGTCGACCGCCCCACCATCACTCCGAGCGTCCTCGTCCTCCCGTCCGGCAACGGCTACATCCGCGCATGCCACTCGTTCGTCACCGACGGCCGCATCGAGTTCCTCACCGACTCCGATCACCAGCTCGCCGGCCAGACCGTCGACCTGCCCGATTGGCCCTACCCGTAGGAGGCTCAGTGGCTCTCGAATGGAACGGCGACGCCGCCACGGCCGCTATGCAGGCCGGGGCGATCCGCGGCCTCAACCGCGCCGCGGAACAGCTTCTCACCATGTCGAATGAGCGCGTGCCCGTGGACTCCACGGACCTCCGCAGCTCGGGCAGCGTCCACGCCGCGAGCGGAGGTGACCCCGAGTCGCGCGTCGAGTACAACACCCCGTACGCGGTCATCCAGCATGAGCGCCTCGACTTCTACCACCCGACCGACCACAACCCGAACGCACAGGCGAAGT